AACCAGGCACGAGCCCAGACGAGTTATAACCAGAGTTTAAAGACGCTGATTAATTTAGAGGAAGAGCTTGAGCGCCGGGCGATTCAGAACCGCGAGATGATTCAGGCCAGCGAGAGCAAGCAAGCGATGGCTGACGCGATGACGCGGGTACTAGACGCGTGGGATAAGATGCCTTCCATCTGTTGCGAAGAGGCGAACCCTAAGAACCCTGCGGTAGCGATGGCCGCCATGGCCGGCTATATCCGCAGAATGCGTAAGGAGTTATCCGCGTGACGAAGGCTGAGCTGCTGGCCTACGGCATGGGTATGCTGGCACCGATGGCCGAAGATGACCCGGTGGAATTCCTGACGAAGCACGTCAAGCGGGTGCCGAGCGGAGCGTTCGACGGAGGGTATGACCCTAAGCGCTGGCCGTGGATCGCGGAAAGTATCCGGCTGTTTAACGACCCACGAACGCGGGTGATGGTAAACCTGTGGGGCATTCAGACTGGGAAGACGCTGAACATGAGACTGAACGCGACCTGGCTTATGGCATCGGCGCCGGCGAATATGGTTATCTACATGGATAACCAGGAGAACGCTAAGGACTTTTGCATTAGATATCTGCGGCCGATGTTTGACCAGGTTAACGCGGTGAAGTCTAAGCTGAGCCCGATGGATAACCCGAAGAGCGATATCATCGACTTTGCGGATGGGAGTATCGTGTACAATAATTCAGCCGGCACTGAGAAAGACCTGCAAAGAATTTCAACGCGGTACGTGTTCGGAGACGAGACGTGGCAGTGGCCGCCGAACGCGATACGCCAGAGCATGGCACGAACGAAGGCGTTTGAGCACGTCAGTAAAAAGATGTACTGCAGTCAAGGCGGTGAAGTCGGCGATGAGACCGACCAGATCTGGGGCATGACCAATCAGATGGAATGGCAGTTTCAGTGCCCGGTGTGCCTGACGTACCAGCCGTGGCTCTGGGAGTTTGTCAGGTTTCCAGAAAACGCAAAGCAGGCCGAGGGGTGGAATCTTAAACTGGTGGAGTCTGGCACCACGTATGAATGCTGCTCATGCCAGCACCGGCTCACGGACGATAACGAAACGAGACGCAACCTGAAGGGGAGATTCTGGGCCACGCGTGAGAGCGAGAAAGAAGGCTGGGTGGGGACGCACGTTAATTCGCTGGCGTCATCGAGCTGGGGCTCTCTCGCGGTAGATATGGTGAAGGCGCGTGAGGCGTGGGATAACTACGCTGATGATGGGCCGAGGAAAGTATTTAAAACCAAGTATTTGGCTCTGCCCTGGAGCGATGAGGGCGGGGCTATCGCGGCGCCGGTGAAGGCGGGTGACTACGGCATGGCCGATGACTGGGCCGATGAAGCCGTGATTAACCGGGCAGGTAAGCGGGCGTGGCTCAGCTCGCGGGCCGATAAGAACGAAGACAGCATTCCGTTTAGAACGATGGGCGTCGATATGCAGGGTGACCACTGGTGGGCCGTAGTCAGGCGCTGGAGTAAAGACGGCCACAGCCGGCTGATGGCGTTTGCCAAGCTGGCCACGTGGGATGAGGTGGAGGCGTTCGGCACGACCCATGGGGTTAACCCAGGGCTCGTGATTGTGGACTCCGGTTACCAGACGCTGATCGTATACCGCGAGACGGCCAAGCGTGGCTGGCGCTGTTCCAAGGGTTCCGCGAATGAAGACTTCAGCGTGAAGGGTGGACAGAAGAGATTCTACTCTGACCCGCAGCCGTACCTAGTACCGGGCATGACGCAGAGGGCGTGGCTGATTGTGTTCAGCAATCTGGCGGCTAAGGATTTGATGGGGGGACTACGCACGCGGAAGGTGCATACGTATTCGCGTGATGCTACCCCTGAATATATCGCCCAGCTGGATTCGGAAGTGAGGCGCCGTGACCCGAAGACCGGTAAGAGTACCTGGGTAATGCCGAAAGGCGTTAAAGATAACCACGCTCTGGACTGTGAGCTGCTGGCCATGCTGGCCGCCGTCCGCTGGGGCATTGTCGGCCGAGACGCCACGGCCGAGACCGTGGAAGCGAATGAGCAACAAACAGACTAAAAGTATATGGCCGCTACTGGTTTATTCATTGGGGCAAGTGAGTCATGGCTTCTGGCTACCAAGCAGACTGCCATGGATCGCTTCGCTACCGGCCTCATCGTGGTCTCTTATTCTGACTCTGGCTCCAGCGTTAACAAGCAGCTGACGGCCAGCCCGAAGGAAATTATTCAGGAATGTAACCACGCCCTGTGGATTCTAGACCCTGCCACTTACAAAAATCTGCGCCGCCAATCCTGTTTTGACTCTCGATATGACACCCGCTCGCTCTAAGAAAAACGTGAAGGCCAAGGCGAAGACGCGCCAGGCAGAGCAGTACCAGGGTAACTACAATTCGGCTTCCTGGACTGACCGCCGTATTCAATTCTACGGCACCGCCCCTAGCGATAACCGTAATGAAGTAACGCAATCGACCCGATTCCGACTGCTCCAGAAGGCTCGCTACGCTGAAAAGAATTACGCGAGCATGACGCAGTACGCTCTGGATATGGTGACCTACGTAGTGGGTGACGGCATTATGCCGAACAGCCACGCCCAGGACGAAAAGAAAGCGAAGCAGTACGTCAATTATTACCTGCGTAAGATGCGTAAGCCCACGATTGATGGGCGCTGGTCTTACGGTGACGCCCAGAAAATCAAGGTTCACACCTGGTGCGTGGACGGTGAGCTGTTCGTGGTCTCCGTGGAGGACAGGCAGGGCGAGATTAAACAGCAGATTATCGAAGCCCACCGGTGCGTTAACCCTGCCGATGCCCAGCAGGGCGAAGGCTGGTCGGACGGTTTCAAATTCGGCGCTTACGGCGAAGTGCTGGAATATAACTTTAAGATGGATGACGGCACTGACCGCAGGGTGCCTGCCGATAAGGTTCGCCATATCAGCAAGGCCACGCGGGCCAGCGCCGCCCACGGCCTGCCACCCCTGGCTCAAGCCCTCAACACCATGCAGGATCAGGCAGAGGTGTTTGAGATGGAGAAGACCGCAGTTAAGGACGTGTCAGATATTCCACGCGTAATCACTAAGGCTGGCGGCACCCTTGACCCGACCACGGCCGGCGAAGTCACCGGTAACTCTAGCAACCCTTACGATTCCGTAAGCCAGAAAATGGGCGGCAAACTGCTGGTGCTCGACACCGGAGAGAAGCTGGAATACCCGGTGCCCACCCGCGGGACTAACGTCTGGATTGGATTTAACGATGCCCTGCAGCGCATGATCTGCGCCGGCGGCCTGCCTTACGAATTCGTTCACGATAGCACGAAGGCAGGTTCTGGCACCATCCGTATGACTCTGGGCAAAGCTGGCCGATATGTCGGTTCGGTTCAGACCATGCTGATTGAGGATGACCTAACGCCCAGCTGGAATGAGATTATCGCTAAGGGTATCTCTGATGGGGAACTGCCCGATGACCCGGACTGGATGGAAGTATCCTGGACGTGCCCACCGGCACCCTCTATCGATAACGGCCGTGACGCGTCTAATGACCGCGAAGACCTAAAGCTGGGGCTGACTTCCTTTACGGAATTGTACAAGCGCCGCGCCGCTAACTTCGACACGGACAGCGAACAGCTGGCCCGCGATATCGCTTACCTGCGTATGCTGGAGCAGAAGTATAAACTGCCAGTCAACACGCTCAGTCAGCGTTATAATGCTCTGCCGGTTAACGACCAGCAGATTGAAGCTATTACCCAAGCAAACCCCGAACCTCTCCAGCAATAACGTGAAATTTCTACTCCAAGGTTTACGCGGGCGCGAGCCCCTGATGATTGAGCCTAATCAAGCGCTCGACCTCTACCGCTCCAGCGAGCAGTTGGGCATGGTTGACAAACTGGTGCAGATGGTGGCTGACCGCCCTGCCCCATCTAAGACCGGTATGATTGCAGTCGTACCGCTGGTGGGCGTCATCGGCAAGGGGCTCAGCTCACTTGAGAAGGCTCTAGGCGGCGTTGACCTAAACGACTTTACGAAGTCATTCAAGGCTATGGAAGCCGACCCGCAAGTGTCGGAAATCTGGCTGTATGTTAATTCACCTGGTGGCACTGCCACTGGCGTGGAGGAAGTCGCAGAGCTCGTACGCAATTCGACTAAACCAACGGCCACGTACGCTGACCAGATTATGGCATCGGCCGGCTATTATATCGGGGCGGCCGCAGATCGGGTTATCGTGGCACCCTCAAGTATCGTGGGTTCGATAGGTGTACGGCTAGTCATTGAAGACTGGTCTAAGGCATACGAGAATGCCGGCGTTAAGATTATCTCTATCACCTCTGGTGACCTGAAGGGCGGGGCTGACGGCTCTTCAATCTCTGACGAAGAGATGCAGGACGCCATCCGGTACGTCGAAGAGCTTGGCGCCACCTTCCGCGCTGACGTCCGTAAGACGCGTTCTAACATCGCTGACTCTTCCATGCGTGGCCAGACGTTCTCTGGCCGCACCTCCGCTACCCTTGGCCTAGTCACCGGCCTGGCTAACTCCCTTGAGGACGCCATGAAGACCAGCCCTAATTCCAATGCCTGAAGTAATTATCTCCGATATTGACGGTACCCTCATCGATGATGCGGGCCTGTTAATCGAACCTGTAGAGGATTTTATCGAGGCATATCAGAGCCCGCTTATCCTGCTTACGAACCGGGCTGAGTCTACGCGAGACGCCACGGTGGCCGAATTGTCCGCTCTGGAAATCGAATACAGCCGCCTGATCATGAACGGCGGTAGCCAAGACGCACCCGAATTCAAGCGCAACGAAGTCAAGGCACTGCTCGACCAGGGCTATGACGTGCAGGCATTCATCGATAACCGCGAAGACACCCGCAACGCTGTGGCTGAATTGGGCGTACAGGTTATCAACCCAGCCGAAATTATCAACACGGCGGCTAATGATGAAGACATGAATAAAGAAACTCCCGAAGCCTTGAACGCTAAGCTGACGGCTGACCTGTCGGCCCTCACCTCTGAGCGTGATACGTTCATGAATAAGGCTACCACCGCTGACGCCGAACTGACCGCTGCCAAGGCTCTGGCCGCTACCCTTTTGGCTGAACGTGACGCACTTACCCTGAAGGTTTCCGAATTGGAAGCCGCCCAGGCTACCGCGTCCAAGCAGGCCGCTGACCTGATCGCTAAGGCTGGCGCACCTATCGCCCCCCTTAATGTCACCCCAGCTGAGCAGACCGCTAAGCCCACCGGCAAGGAATTGCTGGAGCAGCTCGCGTCCATGTCGGCCGGTAAGGCTCGTGACGAATTCTTCACTAAGCATAAGCACGAGCTCTTTGCTGCCCGCAAACGCCAGGGCTAATCTTTCCGTTAACACTATATAATAAACTACCATGGCAAACACCATCGACTCCGGCCTAATCGCCGCGACCATCAGCACCAAGGGTAAGACCGTTTTGGCTAACCGCCTCGCCGCTCTCGCCCTTTTCTCCAGCGACTTCTCCGACCAGGTGAAGAAGCCGAAGGACACCATTCAGGTTCCTCTCGCCACCGCCACTGCGTCCACTGTCCTTAACCCGACTTCCTTTAGCACCATCGGCGGTACGACCTTAACCAAGGCCACCGTTGTTCTCGACCACGTGTACCAGCCTTTCGGCCTTGAGTACGCTGACATCCAGAACGCCATCAAGCTTGAGAATCTCGTGCAGGTTAACATGGACGCCCTCGCTGACAAGATCTGGGCCCTGGCTACCGCTCCTATCACGGTGACTAACTTCGGCGCTGCTGTCGTTACCGCTGCTGACTCGGCTATCACGCCTAGCTCTGGTGACCTTGCCAAGCTCTGGGCTGGCGTCTCCAAGAGCCGCCGCCGTGGTCTCGTCACGAACGCTGGTATCTACTCCAACCTTATCCCTACGAACGCCCTCGGCCTGCCTCTCGGCACCTCCGGCTCGTACGGCTTTGAGTCTGGCGTGTTCTACGCTTCGTCCTT